ATGGTGTAAGTGTAAATCCCTTGCAGATTTGTCGCGGCGAACTTCGTCACCTGGCAATACAGAGTTGGCGTGTATGCGGCGGTTAGTTGTCGCAGGTGTACAATGGGTTTTACAGCCACGGCCTGCCCGTCATTGGGGCTTGACAAGTCCACTCCGCTCGTGCACAGAGTGTTTTGCCTCAAGGCGGCAGAAGGCACGTAGAACTCAAGGTCTGGCCACTGGAAGAAGAGTTTGAGCCCTATGCCAGTTGTGGCTTGGTTCGAGGTGAGCGGCGCATCCACCGTGACGTATAGGTTTCCATTGGAATTGTTCACGCCGAAGGGGGGGGCAGTGAGGGAATACTGCGTCAGAGGGAGCCTGTTGTAAGCCTGGGGAAGTGGCAACATCCTGTCGGGGTACGACCACGGAATCTCCATCTCGCATTCCTTCTGGCCTGCCCCAAGATCAATGACGCAAGATGGAAATTGTGTGGCGCTCAACACTCCAGTGCGGACTGCCCCTGGGGCCCACGTCAACAAGACCCTCCCCCCATCCAGCGCGCCAGCTAAGGCAACGAGCTTGGCGCGGCAACGTCCGCGCCAGTAGGCGCAGTGCTGGCCAATGACCATTGGGGCTTAGTAGCATGGGGTACTACCCGCCGTCAAACCGCTGTCGATCGTTGCGGGGCACACCCCAACCACAGCGATTGTGTCTCCCGCGCTCTGCGCGGTGGTGAACTCATTAGAGCAGTCAGACCCCATCACTAAGTTCCAGCGCGTACCCAAGAAGGACATTGCCATCTGATCGTCCTTCTCCCATCCCCCAATGCCCGGATCGATGCCCCCTTGCACGGACGGGTCAAGGTCTGCCACGTAGGATCCCGCCGAAACTCCCACGCCCTGGCTCAAGTCCGCATTGGGAGCATCGGCCATGACAGTGGTTATTCCCTGGTAGGGGGGACGGCCCAGCCCCAGAAGCTCCGCGACTTTGCCCCCAACGGTGGCCGCTGCCGCCAGAGGTCCCGTGATATGGGCAAAACTAGGGAGCGCGAGTGTCGCCTTTCCAAGCACGGTTGACGCTGTCTTAAGTCCGCGCGCGTACATGCCACTGCTGCTCGTTTCCTGTCCTGAGGTAACAGTGTACGCGTAGTAGTCCGTGGGCGTGGCCAGGACGTACCCTGGGCTCAACCAACAGCGGATCGTCCCTCTGACATCCGGCGCCGTGGCTAGCGAACAATGAGTCAGAGGAGCAAGTAGAGCTAGCGCTAGCTGGGGACCGGCCACAGTACCCACGTTCAGGTCGCTGGCAGTGGTGAGGTTCACCGGACCAGAAGGATTGGCCAGTGAAACCTCAAAAATTTGAGTTGAATTTCCTGAAAATTGCAGCAGTTTGCCCCCAGACTGATGTATTTGCGCCGCCGTCCATCTAGTCTAGGTGTTGGAATAGCCAATTCTGCGGAAAGCATGGACTATGGCGCCCCCCCGGTGCTAGGGGGTCGCGGCCCACGAGACTGAGATGTTAAAAGTGCCAGCCAAAAAAGCGTTGTTTGCCAGCTTGCGCATAACCCCTGCCTTCTACGCCCAGATGGAAAATATAGGTTAATAGTAAAACGTCCCAAAGGCGATATTGGTGGACGCTGCCGTCACCACAATGGTGCCGACATCTTGCGGTCGCGTAAGGGTGTCCTCCATGATTCCCACGGTAGGCCGTGGGATAGCCAATTCCGCTGACCCTTAGTCCCCCCCCACCTCGAGATTGGCCGTGTCAAATCTCGCGGTGCCAGCAACAACTTCTTGGCCCTCGGGAGCTTCCACCTCTGTGCCTGACGTGACCTGTACCCTTAATTCCCCGTGGGCCGCGCGGGCGGCGGTACCCACCACGGTTGGGATGCGCAGACACGCCCAGGCTGTAACAACGGCTAATAGCACCCCCGGTGGTACGGCGGAAGCGTTGCTCCCTGACATCGCCCAGAGCGCGCACGAAGCGCCAACGAGCAGACCGACAGCAACCGCGGTGTCGCGCTTCGCGACCACCTCCCTGTTCCATCCTTGTGCCCGCCACAGTGCGACGGCGACGGCAACGGTGAACGCCGGCTAGTGGACACGCGCCCACTCCTCTTGGCCGCTGGCCGATGCTGCAATCCTTCCGGCAATGTGGCCGAAGGTTGCACAGTATAAGACCAGGTCAATTCCTTCCTCTTCAAGGCCAGACGTTGGCACAGTGTCCTGACCGATTTTGGCGGGAAGAACCGCTGAGTACTTGTGCCGCAATTCCTCGTCTCGAAGGTGGCGCAATAGCTCGGCTGCCGCAAGGCTAACGAACACGACCACGAGGAGAAAACCATCCAAAAACGGGTCGGTACAATGTTAACTGACGCGGCGACAAACGTGCAGGGCGGTACCGACTATGATCTGAGCCAACCCGAGCGTTGCAAGGTAAAAAATTGGGGAGATCATCAAAGGCTCCCAAGCTGAGGTGCACTGCTGTACTGCGACCTCTGCTGGTGCGGCTTCCTCAGCCCACTGGCCCCCCGCATCCCAAGTCGTCAGCTTGCCTCCCCACCAGACCATGTCGAGCTCTGCAAACGTTGGCAACAGCGGTCGCGAAAAAACACTGCCGTCAGGCATGGGCAGGGATTCCGGGATGGCCGCGCAGAAGCGAGTGTAAAGCTCCTCACCATGCAAGAAGCATTCCCGTGCCACGTTGTGCACCATTGATGCCACCTGAGCCGCCATTTCCACATGGGAGGACGGTTGCATCAAGTACAAGCATCGGAACACTCGTTTGAGTTCCATGGGACTCGTGTACCCTTGCCCACGTAGAACCCAGACCCGTTAGAGGAATGTGGCCCTGGAGCGATCGACCCAGAAATTCTTGAAGTCCAGATCTTTCTGCGCCGTGGTGTAGACGTGGCCCCACAGAAGCAAGAGAGCTGCTATGGACGAAGCGTTGTAGGCCTCTCTGTGTTCAGGTCGGGTAGCCAACACGTGGTCGTCACCGAGGCACACCGCGGCGGCGTGGCGTCTAAAGCTCGCCCCTACAATGAGCAAAAAACACATGCACAACAGTAACCAAACCACCACCCCATTGAGGAAGTCCGTGGACATGACGCCCGACAGCATGGTCGACCACAGCCACAGTGCAAACGCATCGACGACCAAGACGCACATTGGGTACCGGTAGATAATTTCCCGCAGTCTGCGGAGGTGCTTGGCTGCCCACCCTTTCCTCTTGGCTATCCCCACCACGACTGGGGCTGCACCCTGGTTAAAGCACGCCTATGAGAACCTGGCATCGTGGTCCCGCAGGTCGCCAAGCCCCCTTTATCCGTCACCCGCTTTTTCCTCGAGGACCGCGTCAACCTCGCCCCATTGCCGTGGATCGGCAGCGTTGATGCCGATGGCTTGCCCCGTAATGCGCGGACCAAGGGCAATAACGGTTTGTGCGATGGGTGCCAAGTACATGCGCTGCAAGAGGAAATACGCGAAATGGTAGGGATTAAAGTGCCGGGTCTTGCCCTCCACGACCTTGGAGACTTCGCGCAACTCGTTCTTAAGAGCTGAGTGGACGACCGGGAGGTCCCACGGCTCACCATTGTCGAGGCGGTTCTCAAGGTCCTGGACCATCGTCTGCATTTCTGGTGTCAGCTTGCGCGCCGCCACGTCCACCCAGGCGGCCTTCGGTCCCCCCATGCCGCTGGATCTGCTCAAGTCGAGGGCCTGAATCCCTGGAGCGCCAAAGACCGCCTGCTCAGGGGTGAGCGGGCCGTTATTGGCATCTTGAAGGTCATCAGGGAAGGCCCCCAGGTATTCCTCCACCGCCGCTTCCCAGAGCCACGGTGGGGGTTCAGTGTCGCCCGGCCGCTGCAGCTTGCCCTTTTGCGGATCCACCCACTTATCATCGTAGGTGAGAAAAGGCCCCGTGGCCGGCACAGCGTACTTGCCAGAGACATGGGGTTCAACGAGGTCTCGCACAGCAGGAACTCGGTAGAGGGGGTTCTCGCACCACTTAAACCGATACGTTGAGCGTGTGTGTAAGGCCCCCAACGGGGTGGCCTCAGGCCAGAATTCCATCTATGCTGCCCAAGAACGCACATGGGGGTCCTTGCCGGTAGCCACGCTTTCCGGGATTCGCACGCCAACGGTCATGGTGCACTCTTGCCCGCGGGCCATTATCGCGCCCAGGCTGTCCTTGTCAAGTACCTCCACCCAGGCTTTCCCGGTCCGCATGCAATTGCCAACGACTATGCCTAAAAGGGCAGTGCCTCCCTCACAGTGGATGGTCACAATGGCTCCACTCGCCCCCTCGTGCGATGTCCAATTTATCATCACGACAAGGCCCTTGTAAAGTCGAAAGCCCACATTGCGCGGTACGTCCAAGGCGGGCTCGCATGTGGTCGTTGCAAACTGCCGCACCTCAGCCCCCTGATCCAAGGGGCTGGCTAAGTAATGGACAGTGCACCGAGTGCCAACCGGGACCTGCAGAGCAGTGACCACCTGAGGAAACTTCTCCCATATCTTCGTGAACGGTCTCGTATTGAGGAAAGCCACAACGGCATCTTTCTCCCCGACTTGGAAAGCATTTTTCCCGAGGCACACCTGGTGCACGCGTTGGGTTATGCCCTCATCCCCATCCCGTAGGTGTGCGAATTGGATGGCGACCTCACTTTCATTGCGGAACACATGGTGGGGCATGAGGAAAGCCCCTCCTCCGAGCGGAAACGCACTAACCACGTGGCGTTGTCCATCAATGATGACGCGCATTTTCTGCAGGGCAAGCCCGCAACCAACATTGAGGGCCGCGGAGGCCTAATCCCCTCGCACCGTAGGCAAAACTCCCGGCTTAACCGCCCCCAGCATTATTCGTCCTCGAGTCAGGTCGGCCAAGGACACCACTGGCCTGTTCCCTCGCTCCTTTTCCAAACGCTCCTTCAATTCGGCCTTCCAGGTGGTGGGCTTGCTGCCAATTAATTCCTCGGCATCCGCTTTACTCATAGATGGCTGCGTTTCCTCGGCTTTGGGGTCGGCCTTTCCCTTGAGTTTCCAAGCGAGCCAAGTGCCTGCCGCTGCAACGCCGCCCACCAAAATGAGTTTGCGCATCGAACGAGCATCAAGGTCTTGTGGGCGATGCCGAGCCTCAAACTCAGCGGCCCACACCGACAGCCGCGTCACTTGGTCGGCAATGCGCTATGGTAACACTGGCCAGGCAAGCCACGCCCACTTCAGGGCAAGAAACGGGCGCGCGGCTTTCGGCAGAGGATGATTCTCCGGCGTGGTGCGCAAGGCAGCGTAGACGTACCACATGTACCAGATGATGATGTCGGCGAAGAAAAGGCTCAAGTTTTGCGTGTACAAGGTGACCAGTGTGAGAGCCGCAGCGCCGAGCCAAAACACCTCTGTGCGCTCAAGACCGGACGTGGGAGAGTAGTCCAGCTTGCGGAGTATTTGGGCCGCTTCGTCCTGCACGTCGTCGCGTACTCGTTCCGCATTTGCCGCGATCTTAATGCTGGTCGCGTACTTCGCTCTGACGAGGGGTATCATGATCGCCATGTATTCCTTGATGTTGGTGAACTTCCCCACCTCTTTCCACTTCACGACCTGAGCGCTGATGGTCTGCGACACTTCGACGACGCCGTCCCAAACCGGATCCGTCACCTTGATGTCCTCGAGCGCTTTCGGGTCGAGCTAACATGTTTCAGGGACACGGAAGTCCTTCGCCGCCTCGAATCTTACCCGATATACTCGGCGATACATTGCGCCAGAATTGGTAATCACCCCTGAAAGCCCCATCGACTTATCATTGGTGGTGATGACAGTACTCACCTACTGCATCCATTCGGTGCCCATCTTGTTGAGGTCTGCCATAGGCGGCTGAAATGGGGCCTCACCTGTGATCTTAATGAGGAGGGAGTAGACTTCCGCTGGCGTTTTGTCGGCGGACAGGGCCGCCCACTCATCCAGGGTCAAACACAAGTGTTGTTTAGACCGGTAAGAGTCAAAATACCTGAAATCACTGTCCAGAGCCAGACAGATGCCCGGGCTCCAGGTGATGCCCAGAGCCGCACAGACGCTTTGGTGGGTCACCGCTGTTAGTAGCGTCTTCCCAATGCCTGGGGGACCAACCAGTACTGTGTTGTTCGGTATGGGCCGTCCACTAGAACCGTAAAATATGTTCCTGGCGTTGGCCTCATATGTGGCAAGGGCGCTTAGCATACTGATGCATTACGCGCGTAGGTGGCCAGCATGTGTTTTGCCGAGAAGACAATGGACCATGTACTTCTTTTCCTGGATGTAGCCAAGCCTCGCCGCCTGGAGGGCCAAACCCGTGACGTTTAGGTCCACTTTTATGTCTCGTGGGTCTTGGGCCAACAAAATCTGACCATCGAGGAGGGCCTACTCGCGGACCTTGCCGGAAAACAATGCGCTAATGCTGCGCAACTCGACGGCGTCCCGCGCCCGCTGCACCAAATCCTCCACCGCCGCGTACACCTGGGCTGCCACATCACCGACCGGCACCCTCGCTTTTTCACAGTACTCCAGGAGCCATGACGGAAAGAATTTAAACCCGCTGGCCCCGGCCACGCTGAGCCCGAGCAGCTGGCCGGCCAAAACGAGCATATTGCCCAGCCACACGGGCATGTCAGGGACATAGTAGCCCTTTGACAGTGCTTGCATAATGTCTCCCGGTCCAAAGGCGGTGGTAATAGTGGCACCCGGAGGTGGCAACAAATCACAAAAGCAATTGAGCAAGCGGGTTATCTCGTCCCCGGAGGTGGCTGCCCCGTGAGCCAAAATCCCTTGAAGAAAGTCGTGGAACAATGCCAAAACCGCCGTTGTGCTTCTTGTTTCCCACACGAGCATGACGTGTAAGAACAAATTCACGCCCGTCCGCACCTCATTGGCCCAGCGGGTGTCGTTGGCGTACTCGATAATGGCGGTGAACATGGCGTCGCCCGCCGCACTGGCAAACCCCTTCCAGGGCCTCGCGTGCGGCGCAGACGCGCTATTCCGCTCCAAGGCGGCCGCGAGTTGTTGCTGGGTTTCCGGAGTGATGGTTCCCGGGCGTCCTCTGTTCGGACTTGTCGCCTCGTCATTTTCATCACCCTCCGTGCCACTTGTGGGAGTCGTATCCAGCAGGCTCCGGTTGAGGCATACGCCTCGTGCGACCTCTCTGCCACGTGCTCACAAGCGCGGATGGCCAAAGGAACCCACGCCAACGCAGGGTCAAAGGCGGCGGCGACGCAGGCCATGC